ACATTACAGGGGTGGTGAAATGATAGAAAGTTTTATTATGTTCAGCGTGTGGGTGTTGATAATGCTGTTACTTGTGAGAAAATCTAGGTAACACTTAAAAGGGGGTGTTATGAACGGCAAAGAGATTTATCGTATGGAACAGATTTTACGACAATCTATTGCAAACGATATTAAACGCTTTGAAAGCAATTTTAAAAACAAGAAAGATATACAAGAAGCAATAAAGATAGTAGAAAAAAAGAACTAACACAAGACAGGGGCAATAAATGGAAGCTGTTGGAACAGTATTGGGTATAAAAGACGCTATCACTTTGATAATTGTTGGCATATTTACAATAGGTTTAATGGAAATTACTAGGTTGGTGAAACAATATGCTAGAACTAATAAAAAGATGCGTTAATTGTGGTGACTGGACATACAACCAAAGTTATTGTAAATGGTGTATGCGACATATAAAAATGTCCGCAAGGGTTAAATAATTATATGGCAACATATATTTGGTGTAAAGATTGTAACAAGCTAGTGTTAAAAGAATTAGGGTGTGAACATAATGGCAAAAGAAATTGATAACGTGATCTATATGCACGAACATTATGATTGGGAAAACTCTAAATCATTTATATGTCGTGATGCTAAATGTTACCAAAAGTTGTTAGAACAAAAAGCAGCATTAGAAGAATATCAATTTCAAGTAGATATAGATTTACAACGTAAAGAAGATTTACAAGCTATTGAAGATATGATACAAGACCCAAGAATAGACAACTACTAAAAGATTTGATATAAGTAACTACTTGGTCGCTCGTGCCAAGTCTAAACCTAAAGTCGAGGGTTGCCTAATCAGCAATTTAATCGCCGTCAGAGGGCGTTAATGATCTATGCTTGATAATGCATAGCGTGTATTCAATGAATAATGTTAGAATTAAATCTACGACCTGAGCCTCTACCGACAACGGAACGCTCAGGTTATTTCATTTGAGAGAATACGAGATTAGTAGCTGTTATTAAAACGAGTCACCTAATAACCTTGTGAAGTTACTAATCATATGGCGTGACTAAGTCGAATAATAAATAAGACTTCCACTTGAACCTAACTAACCGAAGGGTTTCAATGAGTGGTGTTACTACAAGCCACTCTCACCAAAACAAAACACTCAGGGTTTCAAATGATATATTATTGAACAACTTATGAATAGGATTAGACGTAATGGATCAACAAATAAATGGCGTAGAACAAGACTTAAAGTCCTTGAACGAGACAACTACATCTGCTTCTACTGTGGAATACCTAAAGCTACTCACGTCGATCACATCACACCCGTCAGTAAAGCAGGGTCAGATGAACTCAGTAATCTCATTAGTGCTTGCCAAAACTGCAACCTTTCTAAAGGAAGCAAATCAGTCCAAGAGTTCAGACGTAAACAAGCAGAGAAAATGAAAAAAAAGTATAAACAAACCGATTTTTTTGAACAGCATAAGACATCACCGACCCCTGCTATGTCTTTTTCCCCAAAAGAGTTAAAAACGCCGTTTGAAGAACCAAAATAGGGGGTATAATGACTAAAGAAGATAAAAGGTCTCGAATTCTGCCTGCGTTAGATCTTGCAATTCAAGAAGCTGAACGTAGAGGAGTAATTAGTGATTTGGATCTTGCTGGTATTGCTATGGCTTACAATCTTGCTGGATATTTGGACAATGCGAACTTATCTGCTGGAGAAATTGCGAAACTTAGTGGACAGTTACAAACAGTTTTAGATAAGTATGGTTTAAGTTTATACGGTCGTAAAGAGAAACCTGACGCTGAAGCTGGTGATGATCCACTTGAACGTATTAGGGAATATACAACCGAGACTTCAGACCACACCAATCCAAGCAAACCGAACTAGAGCTAGTGAAGTTGCTGAGTTCGCTAAACAGATTGAGTTACCGTTATTAGAGTGGCAACAATACTTTCTTGACGAAGCATTAAAAGTAAATAACGATAACCAGTTCTATTATCGACAAGTGCTTGGCGTTGTTGCTAGACAAAACGGTAAAACACATTTGTTACGTATGCGTATTCTTGCTGGGCTTTATTTGTTTGATGAACAACTACAAGTAGCAACAGCACAAAACAGAGATTTATCGTTAGAGACTTTTAGAAAAGTTGTTGAAGTTATAGAAAACTTTGATTGGTTACGTAAAAAAGTTAAACATATAACAAGAGCTAACGGACGTGAAGAACTACAACTAAAAAACGGTTGCAGGTATAAAATTATTGCACCCAATTCTTCAGGTGCTAGAGGATTATCAGCTGACGTAACTTATATTGATGAAGTTAGACAACATAAATCTTTTGACGCTTATAGTGCTTTACAATTCACAACACAAACACGTAAAAATTCGCAATCATATTATTTAAGTAATGCTGGAGATCATAGTTCAGTAGTGTTAAATGCTTTACGTCAAAGAAGTCTTGACAAAATAGAAAACAATACAGATGAACCTTTAATGTTTATGGAGTGGTCAGCAAAACCCAACAGAAAACTTAACGACGTTGACGGCTGGAAAGAAGCAAACCCTGCATTAGGAAGAACAATAACTTTAGAGTCAATCAAAGCAGGCTTAACATCACCACCCGAAATATTTCAAACAGAAGTATTATCACAATGGGTAGAAACAATGAACTCGGCGTTCCCACAAGGATTATTTAACTCACTAATACAACCAAACCTAGCACTCAAACCTGACAGACCAACTTGGTTAGGATTAGAAATATCACCTGAACGAGATATGTGGGCTTTAACAGGTTCACAAGTATTAGATGACGGAACAATAGCTGTAGGTCTTATGGAATTTGTTCAATCAGATCACCCGATAGATGATTTAAAAATAGCAAACAAAGTAGCTGACTGGTCAAAACATTACAGAGCAGAAGAAGTAATCGCCAACAGGTTTACTTGTGACTCAGTTGTAGGCAAACTTAAGCAAGCAGGCATAAACGCAAACGTGATACTTGGGGCAAATTATTTTAAAGCGTGTGATGAAACGTTATCTGTAATGTCAGGTAATCGTTTAAGTCATAGTAATCAACCACAATTAAGCGATAGTGTTAACCGTTGCACTAAAAAGTTAAACGAGACTGGGTCTTGGTATGTTGTTAGGTCTAAAAAAGCAACAGCAGCTATATCAATGATTTTAGCGATACATAAAGCCGAAGAATACGGTCAACGAAACCAACAAGATATCATAGTTGTTGCTTGACATATATAACAATTTGATAAAGAATTAGAATTTATGGGCTTCTTCCAAAATCTGCTAGGTATAACACCTCAAGACGACGCTAATAAAGTTGATGCTGCCGTAGCCCCATACAATTATCAAGGATATGCTCAACCATTTGATTATTTTGGGTTAACAACAATTTCAAGAGCTGACGCAATGCGCGTTCCAGCAGTAGCAAGAGCAAGAAATATTATTTGTGCAACAATCGGATCATTACCATTAGAAGTTAGACGTGAAAGCAATAACTCACGTGTTCCAACACCATTATTTATAAAACAACCCGATCCCCGTATGACGGCTTCAAGTGTTTTCACATTTCTTGCAGAAGATTTATTGTTTACAGGTAACGGATATTTACAAATACTAGAACTAGGTGCAGACGGACGACCTTTATCTGCACAATGGATATCGTCAAGTCGAGTAACAAAAACTTTAGACGCTGCAGGAATAAATGTTGTTGGATATTCAGTTGACGGCAACAGAATACCTAATACAGGTCTAGGTTCTTTAATACCATTTACAGGATACGACGAAGGTCTTTTAAATCGTGCAGGAATAACAATACAAACAGCACTAGCTTTAGAAAAAGCCGTAAAAAGATTTGCAGACGAACCAACACCTAACGTAGTTTTAAAATCAAACTTGCCAATGCCAGCAGAAAGAGTTACAGCCCTATTAAATTCCTGGAAAGAAGCACGCAACCAACGTGGAACAGCATTTGTTAACGATACAATCGATTTTCAATCAATAGGATTTAGCCCAGAACAATTAACGCTAAACCAAGCACGTCAATATATGGCTTCCGAAATTGCTAGGGCTTGTAATTTACCTGAATACTATGTAGGTGGTAATGCTGCAGGATCAATGACATATTCAAATGTAACTGCTGAACGCCGTAGCTTAATTGATTTGTCTTTACGTCCATTGATGACTTGTATAACTCAAAGATTGAGCGATAACGATATTACGCCACGTGGTTCAATAGTAAAATATGATTTGGAAGAATTTTATAGCCCAAGTGCTATTGAAAGAGCAGAAATTTATAACAAACTTATTCCTCTTGGTGTAATGACTATAGAGGAAGCAAGAGAAAGGGAAGATTTAATAAATGAATAATTATATTAAATTTTCAACAGACATAATTGCAGCCAATTCTTCAAAAAGAGAATTGCAAGGCTGGATTGTGCCGTTCAATAAAGTTGGTCATACAAATATGGGTGATGTTGTATTTAATGCAGGATCTCTTAAAATTGGTGAAGGTATCAAATTATTTACTGAACACGATATGACTAGACCTATTGGAAAATTAAAACAATATGAAGAAAATAACGATGGAATTATCGCTATTTTCAAAATAGCAAGAACAAATGCAGGTGACGACGCTTTAGCTGAAGCCCAAGAAGGTTTAAGAACAGGATTTTCTATCGGCGCAATGATAGATGATTATGTAACTAAAGGGGAACAAGTAATTGT